ATTGTTAAATTTTTAACAATCGTGCCCAATGGGAATACCCGATTGTTAAATTTTTTTAACAATGGGAATACCCGATTGTTAAATTTTTAACAATCGTGCCCAAACAGTTCCATAACTCGGACGTATAAAATCTCTATCCCGAACGCAACAAAAGTCCATGTTAATCTGTACCTAGATATGGTACAATAAGTGTGGGAGATAACTTCCATCTCCTAATTTAGACGCTTCAACACAACACAAAACAAAGGAGTATTCATAATGCGTAAGTATTCTATCACCCGCCGTTCCATCGTCACCACTGCCACCGTCAAGGCCGTTAACCTGAACACCTTTGAAGTGGTTGACATGACCGCCACTCTCGAGGGTGCATTCGCTGACAACTCTGCCGCACTCAAGGCCGTTCAGAAGGTCTGGGAAAATGACGAGTTCAACCCTGTTGCAGTTACCAGTCTGTCTTGCAAGGTCAAGACCTATGGCATGACTGCCGCCCAGTGGTTCGACAACGCCGATGTTATTGAGGAAACCGATATCACCCCTGAGGAAGCGGCCCAGTTCGGCAAGCGTCAGAAGAAGTTTGACGAGAACGCACAGTAAGTTTATCCACCCAACAAACACATAACAAGTAAGGAGTATCACTATGAATATCATTTCCAAGTCCGCTAACGTTGCATCCGCTTTCGACCTGTACAAGCTCGTGCAGTCCCCTGTGCGCAAAAAGCTTACCGATATCAAGGGCCAGACCATTGAGCTGGACAAGTGGGTGCTGTACACTGAGCCTGACAAGGATGGCAAGGAAATGTCCCTCCTGGCTCTGTCTACCGTTGACGGTACTGCCTACTGCACCAACTCTGCAACGTTCTGCCGCTCTTTTGAGAGCGCCGTGGCAACCTTCGGTCAGTTCGGCGAAGAGTTCCACAAGATTCAGGTCACTACCGGCACTTCCAAGAATGGTCGTGACTACATCGACTGTGTGGTTGTTGGTTAATCACACAGGTAAACAACTAATTAAGAAGAAAGGCGAAGTTCTTCTTAAATAAAATCGCTTACAGTTTCCCGGCTGGTGGCCAATTCACTGGCCGGGATTCTTTTATAGAGGAGATGAACAAATTATGAATCATCGCCAACAAGTAGCCGCTATGCACGCTAGAGAGCTGGCAAAGGCCAAACAACAGTTGTTGCTAAAGGTGAACCAGTATATTCAGGAAGTGCGGGCAGAAGGCGGCATAGCAGAGGTAACACCCCAGATACAGCGATTGATTGAGCTGGACAAGTATCGCTTGAGAGATGTGCAGAGAATGTGGCAAATAGCAAGTGACCCTCAGAGGGTTCAAGATTATGTGTACGCTGAAAACGCACAGGGCATTCCCATTTCTGGTGAAAAAGCTGTAGAACGGTATGCTAGTTATGCCAGCAGTCCTATTTACAGAGAGCCTGTAAAGCCAGCTAGGCAAGAAGAGGTTATGCTGGACAACACAGCTGAAACTGTTGCACAGTCCTTTGTTGACTTAAAAGCATACGGTGAATTTGAGCAATTTCTTACTGATGTTATTCATTCACCCACAACTGCTATTGACGAAACGTGGTGGGCAGCCATGCACGTCAATTGGGATGCACCAGATTATAGGGGTGATAAAGATTATGGCAAAGAAAAGATGGTTGAAGAGAACCGCCAGAATGTCTATGAAATGCGTGCCGCTTTGCAAGCCCTTGTCGCAAGAGAAGGTGTACAGGCGGTTGCACAGCGTATAAATGATAACTATACCGAGTTACAAGAAGCGTCCATTATAGCTGCTATTGGTTATGCTGGAAATGCCGCAAGCGCTTTGCAAACTGCGCTCAAAATATTTATGCCGAGTGATAGACAACCCGGTGTCATACGGCATAGAATGAGTGATATGCAAGACGTTATTGAAGGGCAGTTCAACTATGACGATAATGAGGAATGATATCTAATGTCACGTTCCGAAAAGTGGCGGACTTTCAGTGCTGACTTTGAGACAACAGTTGAAGAGAATACGAGACAACAGACAGCGACTGAGGTGTGGAGTGCCGCTAGTGTTGAACTGTGGACTGAGGATGTTATGGTCTTCCATTCCATTGGTGAGCTGTATGAGTATTATGTATCACTGGATGAGAACATTGTGGTGTACTTCCACAACCTCAAATTTGATGGAAACTTCTGGTTGTCGTATCTGCTCTATGACCTCAAATTTAAGCAAGCCTTTGACCCAGCACCAGACCAGAAAGGCGGCAAGTTCAAAAAGAACTGGGAAATGCCTGACAGGTCGTTCAAATACGTCATCTCAGATATGGGACAATGGTACACTATGACTATAAAAGTGAATGGACACTACATTGAACTTAAAGACAGTCTTAAACTACTGCCATTCACCCTGAAACAAATAGGTATCAGTTTCAAGACCAAACACCAGAAACTAGACATGGAGTATAAAGGGCACAGATACGCTGGTTGCCCTATCTCTCAAGAAGAACTAAAGTACATTGCAAATGACGTTCTAGTTATCAAAGAGGCACTTGAATTTATGTTCTCAGAGGGCCACAAGAAACTTACAATCGGTTCGTGCTGTTTGGACGAGTTCAAGAAGGGGCACACAGTCGGAGACGATTACAGCACGCTGTTCCCAGACCTATATAAGATACCACTTGACCCAGAAGTCTACGGTTCTAGCACAGCTGGTGAATGGATTCACAAGTCGTACAAAGGGGGCTGGTGCTATCTGGTCAAGGGCAAAGAGTGTAAGGAGTACAGAAACGGTGTGACAGCTGATGTTAATAGCCTGTATCCATCTGTAATGCACTCTGAATCTGGCTCAGATTATCCCATTGGCAAGCCTAAGTTCATTCATGTTGAAGCAAACGAAGGTGATATCTGGGACGCATACAATTGTCCTATCAAATATGACCCGTTCTGGTTTCAGCCGACAGAAAAGCCTAAAAAGCTTTGGGAATACGGAAAGTTCTATTTCTTCCGCATTAAGACCCGGTTCTATCTGAAACCCGGTAAGTTACCTTTTGTACAGATTAAAGGTTCTTGGATGTACAAAGGAACAGAAGCACTGGAAAGCTCAGATATTGTTGGCGAAGACGGTATTCCACGTTCCGAATACTATGACATTGACGGCAACTTACACGATACACGAGTTGAGCTTACATTAACACAGACAGATTTCATTCTACTGCGTGAACACTACAATCTAGTTGATTATGAACTACTTGATTACTGTGAGTTTGATTCAACTATTGGCCTGTTTGACGAGTACATTGACAAGTATGCCGCAATCAAAAAAACAAGCAAAGGCGCTATGAGACAACTTGCAAAACTATTTCTAAACAACTTATACGGAAAAATGGCATCTAGCATGAACAGCTCGTTCAAGGTTGCATTTGAAAAAGATGATGGTTCTGTTGGATTCTACGAGGTGGACGAAAATGACAAAAAACCCGGATACATTCCAGTTGGTTCAGCTATCACTAGTTATGCCCGCAACTTTACCATTCGAGCGGCTCAACAAAATTATTACGGAAAGGACAAGCCTGGTTTTATCTACGCCGACACAGACAGTATACACTGTGACCTGCCGCCTGAGCAGTTAAAAGGCATTACAGTGCACCCATCGAATTTCTGCTGTTGGAAGCTAGAATCGAGTTGGGACATCGGCTGGTTTGTGCGCCAAAAGACGTACATTGAGCATGTTGTAGCTGAGGACTTAGAGCCGATAGAGAACCCTTACTACAATATCAAATGCGCAGGAATGCCAAAAAAGTGCAAAGACCTGTTTGCAGAATCCTTTGATAACAAAGTTGCAGAGGACATTGAGAACGGAATAAATCCAAGAAATGAGGAACAAGCACTATCCGATTCTAAACTTACACCAGAAGAGATTGCATTTCTTAGTAAAACAAGAACATTCAAAGATTTTAAGACAGGTTTAACAGTTCCCGGTAAACTACTGCCTAGAAGAATCAAAGGTGGTGTGTTGCTGGTGGACACTGATTTTACAATGAGGTGATATAATGTTAAGAAAATTTTCAAGTCTTAAAGACCTGTATGCAACTTTATTCTTTGCGGGAAATGCACGTTTTGATTTATACAGTAGTGCTGGTTTAATTCGAGCTGGTTGTAGCTGGTCTGATATTTCCAAGTCGTACAAGGGAGCTCAGGTAGCAACCCTTTGGATTAAAGAACTTGATTTCGCTGGTTGCATTATGGATTGTGAGGTGCATTTCAAATGACGATTGAAGAATTTTACCAGTCCTGCCAGAACTGTGGCTGGAAAACCGAGTTTGAGCTGTGGAGTTTCTTCACGCTCCTGTATCGTGGGCGGTTTGACCCCATGAAGAACCAGTTAAGGAGCCTTCACGTTAGCACGTTTGAGGTTCGCAAAGGCAAGGTAAGAATTCAAGTCAGAGAGTGTGTGCGATGATTACATTGGAAGAACTATGGTATGCGTGGTGCGACATTGACGAGCACACAGAAGTAGAACTCAAGTACGATGGTGATGAAGAGTTTATTGCGTTCAGGTTTGGTGAGCGTGATAAGTGGCGGCGATATGATAAAGCTATTGTCAGTGTGTTTTCGGCTATACAGGCTAATCAGGCTAGGGTTACGCAATACGCATTTGATAAGGTCATTATTATTTTGAAGAGGTGAGTAACATGAAAGACTTGCACAAAATCTGTGACTACTCGTATGACCAGAGAACTGGTGGTTGTGATTATATCAGCTGTAAGTACCACATCAAGCACTATCAGCCAGAACCAGATGACTGGTTTATCTTTCACAAGGTGACAGCGGTAAACGCTGGTGAGTGCTTACAGCAAGGGGGGACTCAGAATGGGTAATGGGATTATCCCTGATGCAAAAGGAGTGGCAGAAGTAAAGCTCAAAAAGGAGCACCTGTTAATCCGTATCCCCGGAGAGAACTATGACAGAAAATGCCTGTATAAAGATTCACTCATGTATGTTGCCTATTGTCTGAACAGAGAGTATGTGCATCTGCCAGGCATCAACGATGGTGCAATCAAAGTTTCATCTCTGTCAAATGATGTGCTGAGGGCTAAAGTTTTCATGTACCATATTGACACCAATAAGACGTTCACAGCAATAATTGCTGGCTCTGGGTTTACACTATGGTACGCTAATGAAAAGGAGAATAAAAAGTGAGCGAAGTTATCGTGTTTGCAATTGCGGCATCCTACTCTATTTACATCACGGCGTTCAGATACAAGTATAAACTTGACAAGTCGGTGTATATTTGTGATGCACTGTTGATTCTTGCGGCTCTGCTGTCATTGAGGTGGTAATATGAAATTCGTTCAGAAAGAAAAGGAAAAGCATTATGAATTATTGGGCACAGGTGAGCTAGTTTGTTTAAATGATAGAACTAGCGTTGAGTTAGCTGATTGTTTTCTGGTTGTAAACGTATAAAACAAACCCCTCAAGTCGAACCTAACGGAACGGCAAGAGGGGTTTTCTATATCCTGTCCCTGAGGTGCACCAAAGCGCATTGCAGATACGAAACTACATAGCGGACGGTTCATCACCGTTGCAAAACCCGCCTGTATCAGTGGTGCTGTCTCAGAGGGATAAGCATCAGTAAGACAGCGCTTTCAAGATAACTTCTTTGCATTGCAGGTTCTTAAACCGGAAAGCGCCATGGTCGAAGAAATACCTCAGCTGGTCTGTGAACATTTTGTAGGCATTTAGCATAACATAGTTCACTCTATGGTCATCTGTTGTGACAGCCAGCTTGAACTTGTAAGTCAAGTCTGGTTTATCATCACAGTAAATAACGCCTGTGTCTGGGAACTCTCTCAACCCGTATTCCTTGTTCATGTAGCGGATAGTGCCCAAGTAACGAGAAGCGCCAGTAGGGCGTTCAATAAATGCACAGCTGTCGTTCAGGTATACAGCTTGTGTCAAATACACATCGTATGTATCGCCACTGAACGCACTGTTAAAAGCGGATTCAGCCTGCGCCTTAGAAGCGGCATCGACATATCCCTGTTCGAGTACCCAGCCAACACCACGCAGAAAGTTTACGTTGTCATTCAGCCGTGAGCTGATATTCATTGCAACATAGTAAGGATTCAGCAAAGTAACAGGGTTAGACAACATATAAACAGGAACATATCGAGATTGAGCGCCCTGACCACGAGCAACAGAAGTGTGGATAGACCGGAACTTCTTTACTTCATCTGCGCAGTAATGGTTTGTTTCGCTCTGGAACTCGTCCATGAGCATCCGACTGGTATCTGAGAAAAGATGAGAATACTTCTTAATCTGGTCTGCCGCATTGATACTTACAGCATATCCACAGGGAACACCGTCAAGAAACAGTTCATGGTAAATGCCAGCGGCTCTGCGTTGAGAGGTCATTGCGTGTCCTTGATAGAACAGAACGCCGATATCCTTAAAGAATTTGTCAGCGCATCCGTCAAGTTCATAGTTGAACCTATACAGTAACATGAACTTCTCTTTGTAGTTGATAAAGCGCTTGACACAATACCGGTTGAACCAAGTAGTCTTACCGCCAGAACGGTTGGTGGTACACATATAAATCTCTGGCTTGTTGCCGTTCGTGTCCATCAAAGACAGTAACTTTGTACCGTCATAGAAGTCACCCATTATCTCAGCTCCTTTTTAGGAATTATTCCCATTTGTTCCATGTGGAACATTTTCTCTCTAAAATAATTATATCATACCTACTTCCATTTTTCAACTACCCATGGTATAATAATTATAGAAGCTAGACCGGAAAGGGGGTGAGCTTATGAGTACCGTCTATTCCGTTCCAGTGGAAGTAAAACTCGCTCTGGCCTTTATGGTAATTGACGTTTTAACCGGAGTGTTGAAAGCCATCAAAAACAAAGAGTTGAACTCCACAAAGGCAAGGGAAGGAATTTACAAGAAAGCCAGTTTTATCTTGTTCATTGCGTTCGGTTATCTCGCTGATTATGCTATGAACTATGTGCACATTGGTTTCAATTTACCTGCCGCCGCAACTATCTGCACTCTGATTATCGTCACGGAAGCTATTTCTGTGCTTGAGAATCTTGGTAAGATTAACCCTGACCTGGTTAAACTGGTTGCGCCGTTCCTGTCTGCACTGAACCAGAAAGAAGGTGAGAACAATGGTTGACGTTGAGCTACTGCTTTCTGACAACGACGGCACATCAATACAAGCGCTTGAGAGGTAATATATGAAAGCTAAATCATATTATGTTTTCGACTACACCCTCAACCCTGATGAACAGTTGTCACCTCATTTCAAAGCGCACGAGTTTCGCTGTTCTGACTTATCCCGTGTCATTGTGCTAAACAAAGCACTTCTTGAACTTCTTGAAATTATCCGTAACCACTACAACAAACCACTTATTATCAACTCAGCATATCGCACAGTAGCTTACAACAGTTCGCTTAAAAATTCCAGCCCTAAATCACAACATATGTTTGGCAACGCCGCAGATATTAAAATCTCAGATGTTACCCCATTACAGCTGTACTCGTGGCTTAATTCTAAATACCCTAATTCGCTTGGACTTGGACTGTACAACACCTTTGTCCATGTGGATGTAAGAGAGGGAAAGTCACGATGGGACCACCGAACACAAGAATAACGTTGCTGGTTTGCCAGCAGACAGTTCTACTGTCACCCTCACACTTAAATACTTGAAAGGAGCAAATTATGGAGCTTGCCGATTTCAATGCCAAGACACAGGAGCTTATCAAGCACTTGGGAGATAACGCAGACCAAGGCGAAGTAACCAACATTTTGGCAGAACTGACCACTGGTTTCAGTGAAGAGGTTGCCGCAAAAGCGACCGCTCTGCGCAGTGTGGATGAACTCACTGCTAAAAATTCGAAGTTGAAAGAAGATAACATGAATCTCTTCCTTCGTGTTACTGTTCCCGATGAGCAGTTAAAGCAGGGTGTTCGCCCGGAAGAGGACAAAGACCCTATCAACCGCCTGTTTACCAATGGCCGACTTAATCTCAAAGGTTAAACATTTCAGAAAGGATAGTGATAAACCATGGCAACTGCTATCGACATTGTGAACGCAGTCATTGAGACTAGTTCCACGCTAAAAGATAACATCCCGCTTGCTACCAATGCCACTCTTCAGGCAACTGGTGGCGCTATCATGCAGTACACTCCATTCATGAATGAGTTCATCAATGGTCTGGTGAACCGCATTCTGTTTCAGGAAGCGCACAACATGACCTACGACAACCCCCTTCGCATTTTCAAGGGAGTTGATATCCCCTACGGCACTGACGTGCAGGACAGCATTGCGAACCCCGCTGTTGCTACTCCCTACGACAGCTCTGCAATGAGTGACGTTCTGTCCCCTGCTTCTCCTGACGTTAAGACCGTGTATTACCGCCGCAACCGGCAGGACAAGTACAAGGTTACTGTCTATGATGCCGTTCTGGCTGGCGCTTTCACCAACGCCGACACCTTCAACAACTTCGTCTCGATGATTCTGAACACCCTGACCAGTGGTGACAACATTGACGAGTTTAAGCTGATGAAGGGTGTCGTTGGTCAGGCAATCAACGATGGCAACATCAACAAAACCTCTCTGGCCGCTGGTAGTGACCACCGAGCCTTTGCTGAAACCCTTGTCACCGACCTGCGTGCCAAGTACCTTCAGTTCCAGTTCCCCTCTACCAACTACAACTGCTATCAGAAGATGGCTAAAGCTAAGGGCATTGAAAACGCAACCCCCTTGACCACTTGGACTTCTCCTGACCGTATCAGCGTTCTGGTTCGTGCTGACGTTGCGGCCTTTACTGACGTTGAGGTTCTGGCAAAGGCGTTCAACATGAGCAAGGCTGACTTCCTTGGCCGTCAGGTGATGGTTGACAGCTTTGGTGACACTGGTGATGCCGCTAAGACGCTGGCAATCATCGCAGACAACACCTTCCTGCGCACCCACGACAACCGCTTCCAGATGGCCGAAACCCCGTACAATGCAAGCACTCTGAGCCGCACCTACTTCCTGCATCACTGGGAGACTATGGCTTGCAGTCCGTTTGCTAATGCGTGGGCATTCACCGAAGAGTAATCTTCATAACGTAACTGCTCCATAATTTTCTCTCTTACGGTAGCTGGTTGAGCTTTAGACCAGTGAGGGCGGGACAGGGGCAAGAGAGGTACAAATTATGTTTACACCAACAACTGCTTTAAGGCTACTCGACACTCCGCTAGAGAGTGATTACAGAAACACATTGTGGTTTCCTAACCGAGAAGCACAAAGTGCCTATTTCTTAGGTAAAACGATTAAGACCTACGATAACTTCCAGTACATTAAAAAGAATAACACTATTGTTGTGGACGGCGAAGTGGACTTGCTGTATAACTGCAACTACATCATGTACCAGAACAACAACTTTACCAATAAATGGTTCTATGCCTTCATTGATAGAATCGAGTGGGCAAGCAACAGTTCCGTCAGACTGTATGTCAGCACAGACGTTATCCAGACTTGGTTCTTCGATATCACATACTATGACAGCTATGTTGATAGATGCCACAGTGATACTGACGTTGCCGGAGATAATATCGTGCCTGAGGATTTCAGCGGAACAGGAAACGGTGGGTATTATCAGGTCGGCAGTCAGGATTTGAAACCGGACTGGGTAACTGTATTTGCAACTACCGATTATACCGGAACCCCGCTACCCCCTACTGACTTAAACGGTCTTATTTCCGGCGCTGGAGCTGTCAGAAAAAAGTATGACAATGCTTCTCTTACAAACTTGCTAAATGGCTATGTCAAAAATGGCACAGCAACAGCCGTTACCAAAATCCAGCAATGGCCTGCAAACCATGATGCAACTATCTCTTATGCGAAACATCCTGCACACATTGATGCTAACGGCGTTAGCTATACTCCTGTAAACAAAAAACTTTTGTCTGGCGCTTTCCTTACGGCTTATGCCCAGATGATGGGACAGGAGATTGAGTTCAACCCAGAATATATCACTGGCGCAAACATCAATGGTAAAATCGTAGTTGATGATACTTCCGGGTTAGTCGGTTTCATTATCACCAATTATAGCAACACCAACATTGCATCTATGTCCATGGCTGTTTCGATTCCTGAAAGCCAGTGGGGTTATAACCAGTATAAGAATGACTACAACTTACACAATGCTTCAAACTCTATTTACGTTCAGCGCTCAAGACAGAACAGAAACTTAAACCACTACAATAAGATTATTGATACGGCAACAGGTGCGCTTGATACTGTCGCAAATGCGGCAAGTATGCTGAACGCTAAAGGGCTTATCACTAACCCTGTAAGAACAATTGTTGGCGGTGCATCTTCTACTCTCTCTTCGTTCGCTGGCACTGTAACAAGTGGGTTTGAAGCCAGCCAGTATGCAAGTGGCATTGATGAAATTACACAGGACTTAACTGCTATTTCTGAAAGCTATAATGCACCTGCTACTGGTGGTGTGGCTCAAAGCAACATTTACATCGCTGGCAAAAAGACTGCTTTATCTTACGGGTTCAAGACACCTCCGCTTGATATCTTAAAACGAATTGACAAGTTCCTCACCGTCTACGGCTACAAACAGAGCGAATACAGAGCAATCAACCTTCATGCAAGAGCCAGCTGGACTTACATCAAAACCAATGGATTGAATGCCAGCGGTAACTTCCCAGACGATGATATGAACATTATCAAGCGTGCATTCAATAACGGCATATTCTTCTGGGTTTATACTGCAACATACGGAAACTTCGGACAAAACAATGCTATTGTGTAAGGTGGTGATTATATGGCAAACTCAGCGGCAGAAACGCTAAAAGAATTTAAGTCTGCGTCAACTGCCAGCAATGCTGTATACGCTACCTTAAAAGTGCAGTATACTGGTTCATGGATGGACGATATTCAGCAGATTTCAACAATGTGCGGCGTGCCTGTCCAAACGCTATTACAGCTGAACCCTTGGCTGACTTCCAATAACTTTGTTGCCAATAACCACGACTATATAACAATCAAAGTGACTGCTGGTTCGCCCAGCACTGGTGGCAGTAATGCACAAAATAACGTTACTGGTTTTTACAGTACTGATGAATGGTTTCATCCGCTAGGTGTTGGGCTATGGTATTGCAGTCAGGCATATAGCCAAAAACACTCTGCACTTGACCTAACAACAGGAACAGCTGGTCAGATTGCAGGAAAACCAATTTACGCAGTTAAAGCTGGTACAGTTGTACAAAGCTACTCTTCTACGTCTTGGGGATACACTGTTCTTATCAGGCACGATGATACAAAAGACGCAGAAGGAAACTGTTACTATACACGCTATGCCCACATGGAAAAACTTGGCCCTTCTGTAGGAACAAAGGTTTCTCAAGGTGACCAAGTAGGCACTTGTGGCAACACTGGCAAATCTACTGGCGCTCACCTTCACTTCCAGATTTACTTTACTTCTGCAACTCGCACAGACTACACTAACTTTGATGGTGGCAAAGTGAGCCACACTTTTAGTGTAAATCCTAACGATATCAAAGACTTCCCCGGAACACCTTATACGGAAAATCATTACAGCCAAGTTGAGATGCACAAAAGCCCTTACGTTACGGATGCTGATATCAAAGTAATACAGGGTGCGGCATCTGAGGACGGCACTGTTACGGAATCTCAGTTCAACGAAACAGTAAATGGAATAGCTGACAGAATCATTGTCGCAAAGAAGGTTGACCCTTCCAGTGAGTTGGCAAAACTTATTAAAGACTACGTTAAAGCACAGTTGGACGGTATCAAAGCAAATGCCGCTGGCTATGCTAGTGATATTCTCACTACTGGTGATTTCAGCGGAGTTCTTAGCAAGTTCTGCTCTGACGTTGTAAACAATTCCATCTGGTACGCTGAAAACAAAATCAACAACCTGCTTCAATATGCTATATCAGTTGGACAACAAGCCGCACAGAATGAAATTAACCAAGCAAAATCACAGCTAAAAGACTGGATTGTCGGCGTTACTAAGATTGACCGCAACTCTGAACTAGGCGTTCACACTCTGAATCTACTTGATTCTTATGTTGACACTATTGTTGCAAACGGTTGGCAAGCCGTTACTACTGCACTAACAACAGGTGATGTAAAACTAGCCACTGGTCAATTCTTGGAAGTAACCAAGAGACAGTCAATCGACTATGTTTGTGAACTTGGTTCTCATGCGCTAGCAAATGCAATTACTTCCTATATTGGTTCTCATTCACAGAGCACAGAACTTAGCCAGATTGCCGCAGACTTAGCGCCCGGTATCATCAACACTATGTGCCAGTCGATTGGTGGTGTTATGAAAGGCGATATCTCTATCGAGCAAGCGGCTAAAAACGTAGTGGTTCAAGTTGTATCCACAGTCGCTACCACAGTTGTTCAAAAATATCTTGTTCCAGTCGTATCTAACTGGGTTGTTACTGGATTAACTACTCTTGCTGTTAATATAGCGGGGTCACAGATAGGTGGACAAATTGGAGCGGCCCTTGCTGGCCCTGTCGGCTATGTTGTTGGCGCTCTTGCAAGTGCTGGTGTTAGCTGGCTTATCAACTCTATATTCGGTTAAGAGGTGATTCAAATGTACAATTACGATAACGAACTCGCAGACAAAGAAGCATCCCACTCCGCTTACGCTGACTACTACTATCGTCTTAAATCTCTGGCTTGCACAATGTTTAAGTGGGAAGGACTGCCTGACAGTGTGAATGAACGATATCTCGAATATTGCCTTTACACCTATGGCAAGGCTGTTTTCTTCAACCACGCAACCCGTGGATATATGTGCCTAAATGGCGCACTTCGTGGAATCAACTTCTACAATGAGCCTATGTATATCAGACCTATCAGCCCTGTGGAAACGTTCCACGAGTACGATATGAAGGAATGTGTGCTTATCAGAAACACCCCCGATATGTACCCGACTTTCCTCACTACTATCCGTTACACACGGGACTTGTACGATATCGACCAAACTATCAAAGTCAACATCGGCGCTCAGAAAACTCCTGTCCTTATTCTTACTGACACAAAGCAGAAACAGACCGCACAGGCTGTATATCAAAAGTACACTGGCAACTCCCCTGTTATCTACGGAATGAAAGGCACATTTGACCCTAACAGTTTCATGGTTCTCCGTACTGATGCACCGTTCGTTGCTGGTCAGTTGCAGGATATCAAGATTACGAAATACAACGAGTACCTGTCTTTCCTTGGTATCGGCATGGCAGACTTCAAACGTGAACGGCGAGTAACTGACGAGGTTGAACAGTTTGACCAACAAGCAAATGCCCTTGCTAACATTGGGCTGTCTCAGCGTGAACACGCTTGCAAACTTATCAATGATATGTTCGGACTGAACGTATCTGTTCGACTGGCTAATGAACCTTACATCACTGACGGTTACAAGTACAGCAAAAATGCTTCTACTATATCCTATGTGCATGCTCGTGATGTAGATGATAACGGGGGGAGTGAGGAATAATGGCAACGTATACAATTGAACTTGGCAAACTACTCACTCTCGATGGGTTTGACATTGGCATGAAAGATTACCCTCTTCCATCTTTTCTCCGTTCTGCGGGTGATATGCAGACGTGGAGAGAAGCACTGAACCAGAAAATCATTAACCACTACTATTTCAACGAGATATGCTGTCTTCCGCCTGATAGATTCAAATTCTTCCTTAACAACACTCTTAACGAGAAAATGCCTTACTTCAATATGCTGTATGATGCTATGGCTGAGAACTGGAAGTTCTACACTGGCGGCACTCTCACTGAGATTATCAAAGCTGACGGCACTAGTTCGGATAATGGTACGAAAACCGGTACTGATGTGCTAGCTAGGTCTGGTATTGATACTACCAACAATGTCAGTACACAAAATAATTCCCATAACGATTACACCCTCAATGTTAATTCTGACACTCCTGCTCAGATGCTCAACATTGAGAGTGATATCGCAAATAACACCTACGCTTCCTCTGCTAACAAAAATAAAAATAATGGAACTAACACAGGAAACAGCAACAGCACAGATACCACCACTTATAACAGCAAAGAAACAACCACATTCGATGAACACACCACAGCAGACAGACAGCATAATGACAACCGGAACAGAACCGTGTCTGGCTTGAACAACAAGTCTTACGCAGAACTGTTCAAAGAATACTCTGAATCTGTACGCAATCTGGATTTAGAGGTTATCGACAGTTTGAAAGATTGCTTCATGGGAATTTTGTAAAGGAGTAAAAACTATGGTCGACTTCATTAAGTCTGCTGACAGCAAAATCAAAATCAATGAAGATGTTTCCTACGTGCTGAACGATGCACTGCACGTCAATGCTGTGTTCACTGCTTCCGGTGTTGTCGCAGCAAAAAACCCTGTCCTGCGTGTGAATCTGCCCAATGTTGGCAAGCACGCTGAACTGAATTGGTACAACACCAGTTCTGACCATGCTGCTACCGCCGCCGCAGAGGTGAAGAATACTGTCAGTCAAGTTGACGGCATCCACGATATCACCATTTCTCTTGGTGCAGCTACCGCCGCTTCTGAGGAGTACCACATCGAGGGCTGGATTAAACTGCCCTGAAAGGGATGATATTTATGGATTTAGTCTCTCTGGCTAAATTCCTGAGCGCCCTGCTTCAGTGGGTTCTCAACTACTTCCATCTGTAAAGGGGGTGTCACTATGCCACTTACTACTCTTACTCCGTTGCCCTTCCTTCCTATTCCGGGCAAGTTTGACCTGAACACTTTCCTTCCGGGTTCTAGTGACTATGAGATTCTGGCACGAGTTGTGGAAACCTACAACAGCGCTGTGAAACAGTTCAATGAAATTATCACATACTACTCTCAAATCGACCAGATAAAAGAAAAATTACAGAAACAGCTGGACGACTTTGAAAACAAAGTCAACACAGAGAACGAAGCATTTAGAGCTGATATCAATGCAAAAATTGAACAGCTTGACAAAACCGTGCAGGAGTGCTACAATGAGATTCAGAAACTCATTAACGGTGACTATATCGAAACTTATGTACAGGCTCTTGCAACGTGGATTGACAACAACTTACAGGTAATGGTTTCCAAAATTGTAAAGTATGTGTGGTTCGAGGTTGACGAGAACGGCTACTTTATCGCTTGGATTCCTAACACTTGGGACTTCATTGACTTTGACACAGACATGAACCCTGATTCTGAGGACTATGGCAAACTTGCTTTGCTGTGGGAACCTGAAGTTGTACAGTGACTTTGACGTGTGATAGGCACTCTTCAATCCTATCGGGAGGGTGAACCGGGTGTTCTGGTTCAATGGGTGGACAGTTTATTTAATGAAAGGGGTTTCTAATATGGCTATTAAGAAGTATATTGGTGCTCGTTATGCTCCGAAGTTCATGGGCGCTTGGAATAAGGACATTGAATACGCCGCTCTGTGCGTGGTGTATGCCAATGATCAGAGCTATGTCAGCCGCAAGACTGTTCCTGCGAACACTGAGATTACCAATACTGAGTTCTGGATTAAAAGCGCAGACTGGAATGCTCAGGTGACGCAGTACAACCAGAACGTTGAGCGGTATGAAAAGGAAGTTCTGAAGTACTCTGACACTGTAAACGACCTTGTTGGAAAAACTGTGTACACATATAACACGAAGGACGACATGTCCGCAGACAAGCGTGTACAGCTCAATGACACTCTTATGACGTGCGGCCATGCTAAAGTCAACGACAAGAAGGGAAGCTTCTACAAAGCTGTTGCTACTACTAGTTCAAAAGCTATTGCACTTCAGAACGACCTTTATGCCGAGCCGTTTGAACTTACTGAAGCAAAGGATTCTGATATCGCAACACCTCAGCAGTTCGGTGCTATCGGTGACGGCATTGCAGACGACACTGCCGCTGTTCAGGCCGCATTGAACAGCGATAAAGGCATTGTTGTTATTAAGGCTGGCACTTATAACGTCAAGTCCATGCTCAGTATTACCAATAATGTGTGTGTCTATATGGCTAACAACGCAATCCTTAAAGCAACTGCTGCTATGGATAGTGTAATTTCCATTGACAACACCTCCGTACCAGCTGGCCCTACTGCACTGTCGAGCTACGTCCATTTCAGCATTAACGGCGGTCAAATTGACGGCAACGGCAAAGCCAAGTATGGCATTAAGGCAACGAATTATCATCGCTCTTCCGTGAAGGGAATGTGTATCTTTGGATTCACTACGCATGGTATCCACTGCAAAGATGAACCCAGCGAAACGGGCGCATATTTGACGGGTGAAAACTTAACTATTATTGGAAACAATTCCGATAATAGCATTGGTGTCTATGCCCCCGGCAATGACGAAGAGTGGAATAAAGTGAGCATTATTAACTGCAAACTTGGCTTTCAGTGTGGCGCAAATCACATTATCACTAATTGCACCACTTGGCGCACGTCTAAAGACTACTATGAAGGCAGTTTTGGAATACTGATTGGTGGAGACAATTGCAGTATTTCTAACTTCACTTGTGACGGTACTAACTTCTTTATGAATATCGGGCCATCTGTGAACTCCGTATTAATTAACGGCCTTAAGTTCGTTCAGCCCTTTACAGGTGTCACCAAAATGATTGGCGTAACATTTGGTGCGGCTAATTCCAATTGCGCAGTGTCTATCACAGGCATCAACCAAGGAACAGCTGATGTTGACCTTCTTGTCAACACCAAAAACGAAAAAAGCACTGTTATCGGACGGTATGGCACTAATAGTTACCCGTGGGAAATCGCACCGCTAACAAATGCAAGCGGGTGCGGCAGGTTCACTGAGGACAATGCAAAGAAGGTACTGGCACGCCTTGGTAACGTTGGCATTACTGCTACATCTGTTATGATGTTTGCTTGTGACCCAGCAGGTCAGTGTTGCTACTTGTTCTGGAACGGAACAACAATGTCTCAGACTGATGTGGTTGCTGGTATCGCAACAAATAATAATGGTACAATCAGCAGTAACTCCGGTGCGGTAAGTGAAACTGTTCTGTGGTACGGCTAAATAATGAGGAGACGTGAGGAGCGTCTCCTTTTTATTTTGGGGTGCTGCTCGCTGCATTCGGTGAGTGCGCAGTGTACGGTGAGGCTCGGTACAAAACTTTTTTTCTGTATTCGTAACACCCATTGTTAAAAATTTAACAATCGGGTATTCCCATTGTTAAAAATTTAACAATCGGGTATTCCCATTGTCAAAAATTGTCAAAAATTTAACAATCGGGTATTCCCATTGGGCACGATTGTTAAAAATTTAACAATCGGGTATTCCCATTGCCAAAATTTAACAATCGGGT